CAAAAATTTGACTTGCTATAAACTCTTGTACAATTACTGTACCATCAGGTAAAGTATTAACAACTTTTGTTTTTTCCGGTGTATAATAAACAGCATCTCCAGTAAAATAATTATGATCAACTTGATCGGTAATTATTATTTCTTCGTCATTTAAATTATATGTGCCACTAAAAGTAAATTTCTGAAATTTAGGATTTAATTTAGTAACTCCTGTAAATGGTAAAGAAGAAGATGCAATTAAAATTTTATTTGAATCTGGATTTGGTATTATGTAATCATGTGGATAAGAAACATGTTGTGACCCAACCATTCTTTTACCTTCATGTTCATGATAAGGCCCATAATAAGGAATACCATTTACAGTTCCAATATCAGGTTTAAGATAAACATTTTGAATATTAGCAGTAAATTTATTTAAATTAAGATGAAGATCAGAATCTATTTTTGAAATTCTACGAGTAACTTTTGTAACTTTTCTGGGATCAGAAATACCGGTACCAGTAATCAAACATGTATTTTGATCAAATACATCGGTAACAATATATTCTTTATTTGATGCAGGATCAAAACTTGAAGTAATTTTATCACCCCATTGAGATCCCGAAGCAAAAGTTTCATGTGTTGTTACTCTATCACCAATTCTTAAAATATTAACATCTTCTGTAACGAGTTTATACGTATTATTAACAGAATCAATAATTTCAAGTGTTTTTACAACATAACTTTGTGCTGTATTAAACAGCCAATTATTTTGTTTAAATCCAGAACCAATTTTACCTAAAGATTTAATTTTTATTTTTGATCCTTTCTTTTGATAATAAGTATCCGATGGAATTTGTATATCTTTTAAAACAGATCTAATTTTTAATCTTATTCCATCTTCAAATTCATCGTCAGCTGCATATGCAAAAGTATTTTGATCAACAAAGGTATTGTCTGATATTGTTGCTGCAATTCCAGTTGTGTTAATTCCTAAAAATTGATTTATTGTTTTATCTGAATATGTACAAACACCAGATTCACCACTTTTATATAAAAATGATAAAGTTCCCGAATTTGGAAATCCAAGAGTTGAATCAACATCTAAGAATGTTTGTGCGATTCCAACTTGCCCAATAATTTTAGTTTTTGAGTGTTCTGAAAACTGACCGTATAACAATTCAGTTGAGGCATCACCCTGATTATATGAACCATCAAGACTTACCTTGTAGTAAGTGTTAGTAAGTATTCCAACTGATATTTTTTCAACTGCACTAATTGGAGCATATGCTTTTGATATATTTTCAAACGAATCTTGGAATAAAGTTTTATTTAAAAGGTCTTCTGGATCACCAGAATCAATTTCAACAATTAAATCTCTTGTAACTCGGTAATTTGCGTTTGAAGGTGAAATAACATTGTCTATCGGACGATTAACTTCAACATTTTCGCCATATAAAGCACCAAAGAGTATTTTGAATGACTCATCAGTACCTCTTGTTGAATAAAAATCTTTGGATTGACTTATAAACTGAGCTTGATTTAATTTTTCATCTAAATCCTTTTGAAATCCATATAAAAATTGATTTTTTGTCTTTTTAAGAAATTCATCTAAAAATAAAATACTTAGGTTATCAACTTTTGTGCTTTTTTCATGATTTTGAGCTACAGATGTAGAAAAAACAAGATTTTCTGGATCTGATGGATTACGATAAGAAGTAATACCACTAAAACCTCTAGTACAATTAACGAAACTTATATCTGTCTTTGTTTCATATGTTATTACTTCATCATTAATCTTAATTAAACCATAATTATCAGGAAACCCATTAGTATTTGAAACGAATATGGTTGATGTTGTTATTCCTGCATATTTTGTTGTCGAAGTTGATTTTGTAGTATTACCATTTTCACTTACTTTTATATAAGAATCAATATTCTGTATTAAATCAACTGGCCCACCTTGATATTCTTGTCCAACGTAGTATTGTGATAAAAATTCACCAACCAATGGAAAATCATCTCTCACATATGAGGGAAGTTGATTTTTTACGATTTGATTTAACTTAACTCTTTTTTCTGACATCTTATCTTATGATGTTTCCGTTAGAATAACTTGTTGTAATAGTATAATTGGAACCTGATGGATCTGACCCAGAACTAATAGCATCTACAACCATATCAACTGTACTACTATCTAGTTGCAAATAAAGATCCTGTAATCCGATAATATCATTTGATTCTGGAGCAACTGATATTTCCAATATTTGAACGTTGTCTTTAGTTTTACCTGATACAATATTTATTGGATCTAAAGTTATTCTTCCCGTCTCATATTTAATAATACCAATGTTCCTTCTTTGTATAACTGGTGTGGACGTACCTGCATTTAATGAGAATAATCCAATTTGTCCTGTTTTTTGATCTGAATTTGGAACATCAAACAAATAAACATCTGTATTAATGTTTAAAACACGAAAAGCACTTGAACGAATGTTAAATCCATTCATTGATTTGATATGAAACTGATTTCCAAAGTCAACAGCATACTCAGCAGTCTCAGAAACAGCTAATCTAAGGTCTCTTCTCATTTCAACTGTAGTAATATTGGATGTTACCGATTCATGACTTTGATCGATCACTTTTAAGAACTTACTATACTTAAATCTTGCACCATAACGGTTTAAATCTGAAGACTCTGAGTATGAAGTAATATCCCTTTGTATTTTTGATGATACAAATGAAGAATTAGGTGCTAAGTTTGGGTTATAGTATACATTACTTCTTGTTTCAACAAACAAATACTTCAAATCAAGTATTTCTGGAATGATTCCGGCAACAGCATACTTTTTTAAGTCTCTTTTAATGTTTTGTTTAATTAAATTTGGTACAAAATCACCATTTCTTGGTTTTATACTTATAAAAACCTTTCCATATTGCGGTGGAACAAGATCTTCACCACCAAAAACTGATATGGATTCAGTTTCTGGGTAAATTTTATTGGGAATTAGTATTTCATAGTCATTTGCACTTAAAGCTCTGTTCTGAGTGGCATATACTTGCGGTGCAAACCTTCTTACAGACTCTACACTCTCAATACTTTCACCACCACTTGATGAATCTACAGATGATAATAGCGAAATGCCACTTGTGACTGCATTTTGAAGAGAATTTCTCGTATAATATAAACTTCCAGAAAAAGTAAAACTGTTTATACCATTTCCTTCAGATCCTGATGTTACAATATAACTTATTTCGATTACATTCCCATCTTCCAGTGCTTTTCCAAATACACCGTCACCAAATATTAACTCATATTGCTCTCCAGTTACCTCATGAACAAAATAAATGTTAGAATTACTATTTACAACTGTATTTGTATCCTCAGTAAACAGATTTTCTTGCTTTGTATACTTAACAGATACTGATGAGTCAGCTGAAGGACGCACAGAAACCACTAAACTATCTAAATCGATGCCACTATTAGGTAAGATAAACTTTTGATTTGGATTTCTTGAAGAATATGTAAAGGTTTGACTCAAATAAGACCCTTCAAATACTTCAAGTAGGTTAAAATCGGCAATTCCGTCAATAACAGAGACTGTTACATCCTCTGGAATACCAAAAACAAAGGATTGTCCGTTAAATTGACCACCTGTGCTTGCTATAGGGCCTGCTCTGAGAGTTAAATTTGCTGGTGCAGGTGAAATATCTGATAAATCTACAAAAAAGTTTACAAATGCTCTTGATGATTTCTTTGATCTTGGTAAATATCCTACATTTCTTGCTAATGCGACTACATTTTCACGCAAAGTTGCTGAATCGATGAATACTTCATTCGATATCATGTTTGCATTGTATGAAGTTATGTAAGTGTTATATGCTAATACGTCTAAAATGGTTGATAGGTTAGATCCTTCAAAGTCATAGTCGGTAAAATCCGAATTACTTTGTAAGTAATCTCTAAGAGTTGTCTTAATCTGGTTAAAATCCAGATTCGTAAAATTTATAAGTGACATTTATCGAGTTGGAAGTAACACAAAATCTAATTGTTGCGGTGGAATATCGATTCCTACGATCTCATACTTGACTGTGACGTTCATTTCATTCGCATCCGGATTTGGATTGACTCTAACATCAAATAATTTCACTCTTGGTTCATAATTTATAATCGAACTTCTTATTTCATCGCGAATTGCAATTGCAGATACTTCATCTACATTCTCAAAAAGTGATTCTGACACTCTTGAACCAAATTCTGGATTAAAAAACTTCTCTCCAGGCTGTGTAAAAACAATATTTCTTATCGAACGAGCAATTGCACTCGAATTTTTCAGACCGATGAGGTCATTATTGAGAGGATTAGTCTCAAATGACATACTAACGTCCTTAAAACTCTGACTTACCCGCTGTTGAGGCATTAAAATGTACTTGATCTAACTTATTTATACTAAAAATTCGGGAGTTCTTTCGGTTGTGATTTTTCTTTCGCTGTTTTCCAGAAATAATTGTCATCATTACCAAGGCCATCACGATCATGACCGTTTTCAACCTGATAATATACTGTTGAAACACGGAAGTCAGGGTCTTTTGGTTTCTCTGGAGTTAAACTGTTATCAAAGATGCGGGTTCTGTTGTTCGGATACAAACAAAATTGCCCATTGTCGAGTTCAATCAGGTTATGAGACTTATGTTCTGATGGATTCTCACTTGTTGAGTAGTCAATCGCATCAGGATCTTGGTGATAATTATCAATCGTACATATATAAGTGCCCGTTTGCGTTCCATAGTCTCTTGTATAGACCTCATAGTGCATTGAACCAACGAATTGCTTCTGTACAACTGCCACACCATAGTCCATACAATTCCAAAATTGTAAATTATGCAGTTCCATATCAGGGGATGGCTTCTCAGGATCCGAGACGAACGCGGATATTGGTAATTTATCATACATTGCAGCATACTCTGGTAAGTATGTCTCAAAATAAAAAGCACGTCCGGGAATCGACTTAACCGAAACCCAGACACCTTTCACGAATTCACCATGACCACTTTGGTGATCAGTTAAGTATTCCTTCCGCACCCATACTTCATAGGCAGGAAGGTTAGAAATTAAACAAGCCATAAGTTATTAAACGAGAAGTTGCGGATATTTAACGATGAGGATTATAATATGTGACGAATACTAATACAATAAACAGTATGAGTAGTATCGAGAAGAACGCGACGACCATTAGATTACCCTTGTCTTCTCATGACCAACACGTATACGAGGATCACACCAGATCTCATAGTTTGCCTTCTGTGCATCTAAACAGAATGATACGTCTTCACCACACATGTCCTGTACTTCACCTGATTCAAAGATTTGCATCTGAGGAGCAAACCAAGGATACTCAAGATTCTCAAAGACTCCATTCTCAATCATTACCCAGCCAAAACCAGTGTAATCAACAGTGAATGGTTTCTTACGCTTACCCATTGTTTCAACAGTTTCGTGATTCATGACTCCACCGTTCTTACGGAAGTCATCTTCTTCTAACCAATGAGCAACTGAGGTAGTTTGCCCATCTTCAGTGGCATACCATCCTGCAGTAATTCCATTCTTCTTGGTTTCATCTTCAACTGCTTCTGCGGGGAATGCAAGATCGCAGAGTTGCCAAAACTTACCAGTATCAAAAACAATATCACTATCAATCCATAACTGATAGTCATACTCTAATTTCCCGTCCCAAGGTTTCTGGTTTGGCCCTCTTAATACATTTGCACCTAATACTTTACAACGTGCAAAGTTTACCATTGATGAATAATCCTGAGATATCTGAATACTCATATTATTCTGAACCATGTCAAAACAAAGTTGTACAAAGTTCTTAAGAAAGATATAAGAACATCCTCTACCCGGAAGGCAGAAAACGATCTTCTTACCTTTCATTCTTGCTTTAATCGCATCAATGTCCCAGTCAGGAGCTTTTTGCTTTGGTGCGACTGTTTTTACTTTAAATCCTTTTGCCATAAATGATGATCACCTTCATTATTATAATAACATGTTATATAGCGATTGTCAATAAGAATCGTCTCCGTGTGGTTCTGTGTATATTACCTTTCCTGGCCCACCATATCCAACCTTTCCCTTTAATCTTACATACGATAAATCCTTTTCACTATAGTCAGTCTTTAATATACCAACCATGACTTTCAACATCTCCCATGTATCTTCAAACTCTTCTTGATTTAAACAATTGTATATACACTTATCTCCAGCATAGATATGGTAGATAGTGTCTTCGTGAATTCCAACCATCCTTTTAATATAATCTTATAAGTATTTAGAGTCTTTCCGACAAACCATACAAAGGTATGTATGATAAGAAGGAATTTGAAAAACCTTAAAGGGGCGATTTTAGCCCCAGAAAATTTTTATTTCTTTTTGTTTTTACGTTTCTTTTTTGGTTTGTCTAATTTAGAAAAGACAAATAAACCAATTGCTATCCAGATAAGGATCGTCCACCCATAGTTCATATTAAGCCAAGAAAAAAATTTTGAATCTAACTGTATATCTCTCTCGCGTTTTGTCACCTCTGTAGGTTAGGGACTTAGGGGTTTTTTAAAACGGCATCGCGCCCCGCCCCATAACAACGACAACCGCATATAACTGCCATACCACGCAACGGACTGCCAAAAGACTGGTAGGGATACTTACATCTAGTCTACTAAACTAGAGGCGGAGCTCCGCATTGCAAGAGT